ATCATGAACCCAGAACCAATCATCCACCAAGGCATACCCGTTCGTTCAGTGTGCTTCCCCGTCATACCTGCAGACGACAAACGTTTTGTCTGGACTGCCGGTGCAGACGTGCAATCCGTATGGCGTCGCTTCGGGTGGAAACCCCTAGAAGAAACAGGGAAGCGAGCAGTCAATGATTAAGTACAATGACTACGACGAGGCCATCATTGGCCCCGCATACATTCACAGAGACCATCAAGTGGTTCATGTACTTGTTTACGACGCAGAAAAAATCAGGGATATTCTCGTGACGCGCGACGGCATGTCGCACGAAGAAGCACGTGAGTATATTGAGTTCAACATCGAAGGTGGTTACTTAGGCATTGAGACGCCTGTGCTTGTGTGGCCAGATGATATTTGGGATGAAGGCGATGAAGAGTAATTTTGTGAACAATCATTTGGCCATTGGTAGCCAACAACCCGTACATAGATTACAACTTTGTAATAAATGTGAAGAAGTACGACCGCCGGAGGGCGGCGTGCAAATGAATTCCGCACGATGGATTTGTGCCTCGTGTTGGACTGATCGCGTCACGGGACGTAACTTAAAACAACTTAAACCAAAGGAACGCAATGATTAAAAACGCAGATGCAGTGCAAATTGGTGGATCGCACTATAAAGATATGCCAGTACAACCTTGGAATGTTATGTCCGCTGTGTTGACGCGCGAAGAATTTATAGGTTTTCTGAAAGGCAACATTATTAAATACTCGATGCGTGCAGGACGAAAAGATGGCAGTGACGATGGCAACAAAGCATTGCACTACATCCACAAGTTGCACGAAGTACAGAATGCGGAAACGTAGCAAGTATCGGCCACGTGCCATACTTATAAATACCCTTGGATATGTAGTCGAGGGGATGACACCGGTAGCTAAGTACGACACCTACTTGGTTGATCTCAAGATCAAGAACCACTTAGCAATGTCAACCTTGACTAAAGGGTTGGCAACGCGTGTTGATATTGATACTTTGATTGCCACAGTAAACATTACTGAAGCTTTGTACAGATTGGGCTTTGGTAAAGAATATGCCGACGTAGTAACAGAAGGGCTCGATGCATTACGTGACGTTGGTAGACGTGTTGAGACGGGAAGGTTTATCTTAAAAGCATCTGAGATGAATTCACTAAACCTTGTCATGGAATTGCATGACGCGCAGATGGACTTAGTTACTGTAAAAGATATGGACAAAGCTGTTGAGCTTGTTCGTGAAGAGTTTCGTCAACGGAAAATGAGACCTATTGTGGAGAAAAATTAATGAACGCTATTTACGAATTCCTAAAGAAGTTATTTACCCGCGTTCCGCTCGCAGTGACGGATGAACACTGCCCGTATTGCCACGGGATCGGCTATGACGCAAGTGGGTTTACATGCAGTTGTTTGCGGGAGAAAAAATGATCTTAGTAGACACTGACATAGAACGTAAACGCTGTGCTGCGATTGTGCGGAGATCAATCGTACGCAACAAAAACAACATCATGCACGTGCAGATACTTAAACGCGTGCTCGAGAAAATAGTTAACCCGAGGAAACCAAAATGTACAGAATCCCAAGTGACCTCTCCGAACTTGAGCTGATGCTTGCCGACTCGCAAGCAGAAGGCCGACTACTACGTCATCGATTAGATATTGTGTCTGAAGAAGCTCTACGTTTGCGTCAGAAGCTAGAACAGATTTACACTGTGGCTTACTTAGCTCTGGACAACAGAGAACTTGATAATATGGATATGAACTAATGGACATACTCACTGTAGATATTGAGACGTACTACGATGCACAATTCAGTTTGTCGAAGATGCAGACTGATGCGTACATTACCGACGAACGGTTTGAATTTATCGGAGTATGCGTTGCGAAGAACGACGAAGACCCTGTGTGGTTCAGTGGAACTGAAGCAGAGATTCTTGAGTGGGTGCACGTCAACTACGACTGGGCCAACTCAGCCGTAAGATGCCACAATACTTTGTTCGATGGCTACGCGCTGACACAAAGACTGGGTATACGACCGAGGCTATGGATGGACACGCTCCCCCAAAGCCGCATGCTCTACCCCTACTTAGTCTCTCACTCACTTGCTAACTTAACCAAATTCTTCGGATTCCCTGACAAGGGTACTGAAGTTGTTAAAGCTCTAGGCAAACGCCGCAATGACTTTAATCCCACGGGATTAGCGGAATACGGCGATTACTGCAAGCATGACACGTGGCTATGCCGTGCGATCGGTGAGAAGATGGACGCCTTCACTCCGCCATTAGAAGTTCGTTTGATCGACATGACTGTGCGTATGTTCACAGAGCCCATGCTTGTGGGCGATGTTGCTGTGATGGATAGGCTATATCACGAAGAAGTTGCACGCAAAGAAGACCTGATGCGTTCGCTCATTGTCGGGAAGGACACGCTGATGTCCAACGACAAGTTTGCAGAACAGCTCGAGCTACTAGGTGTTAGCCCACCTAAGAAGATAAGCCCCGCAACAGGGCGTGAGACCTTTGCCTTTGCTAAAAGTGACAAGGGCTTTACTGACTTGCTCGACCACGAAGACTCAGGTGTTCAGGCACTGGTAGCCGCACGCCTTGGCGTCAAGACAACCATTGCAGAAACCCGTGCGCTCAAGTTCGTGGATACTGCAAAGCGTGGCCCCCTGCCGGTGTACCTCAACTTCTGGGGTGCTAAAACCACTGGCCGTTACTCGGGCGGCAACAGTATCAACTGGCAGAACATCCCCGCCCGTGGGCCGTCTGCGGGTTTGCGTAACGCCCTGCTTGCCCCTGCCGGACACACTGTGCTCGTAGGTGACTCATCCAACATTGAGCTTCGCACTGTGATGGCTTTGGCCGGACAGGATGATGTGGTAGAGAAGTTGGCCAATGGCGTGGACTTGTACTGCGACTTTGCGTCCAAGCTCTTTGGCCGTGACATTACCAAGGCAGACAAGGCTGAGCGTTTCTTAGGCAAGACAGCCATGCTCGGGTTGCAGTACGGTGCCGGTGCTCCGCGCTTTCAGGAAATGGTTCGTATCGCAGCGCGTACTGATCCGGCTGTGAAAGCTATCGACCTCGATCGTGCGTACGACATCGTGAACCTATACCGCTCAGTACATCACAAGGTAGTTGACCTATGGGGTAGGTGTCAGCAAGTAATCCTGCCCGATATTGCCAATGGTTGTAGCCTGATGACTGTGGATGTCAACGGATGGTTTATCACGCAGAAGGATGGCTTCGGACGTCCGGGTGAGCCCGGTGTGATGTATCACGACCTGAAGTACGACGGCAAAGAGTGGACATACTTAATGGGCAAACAACGTGTACGCATCTTTGGCCCGAAAGTTGTAGAAAATTTATCACAACATGCTGCAATGCGGATCGTTATGTGGCAAACTGCACGTATCAACGAACGGTACCCCGTCAAGCTGTCAGTCCATGACGAAGCAGTCTGCGTAGTACCAAATGAAGAACTTACTCAAGCACGCGCCTATATGGAAGAGTGCCTATCTCTAACACCCAAGTGGTGTCGGAGCATTCCCGTATCTTGTGAGACGGGTGTAGGCCCGTCGTATGGTGCGGCGAAATAGGAAACTTATGACCCAAGTAATGCCGCTGTCTTTTAGTCGTCTATCAACATTTGAAACATGCGAGGCCCAGTTTGATTATCTGTACGTATCTAAACGCGTACCCAATTCATCAAACGAAGCGTCCGAGTATGGAGATCGTGTACACAAGTTGCTAGAAGCTAAAGGCCGTGGCGTGCTTGACATGGACTCCCTATCTGCTGAAGGGCGTAGCACACTAGATCAATGGGGTAGCGTTGTTGACGTCATCATGAAGCGACCGGGCGACAAGTTGTTCGAGCATCAGATGGCTGTCAATGCAGACTTAAAACCTGTTGACTGGTTTGCCAAAGACGTGTGGATCAGATCAATCGCTGACGTGCTTGTTGTGGATGGCGACACTGCATACTGCCTTGACTACAAGACAGGCAAAGTAAAAGAAAACCCAACACAGTTGCAACTGTTTGCGGCCATGGTGTTCTGGCATTACCCAGAAGTTACCAAGGTCAAGACATCATTCATCTGGCTCAAGTTTAACGAGACAACAAACGCCGTGTACGAACGTAGATTTCTAGACTCAATGTGGCGAGCACTGAAGCCTCGATTCGCAAAGGTGCAGGACACGATTGAACTTGGCGTATACAAAGCAAAACCCTCGGGCTTATGCCCATGGTGCGCGGCAAAAGATATTTGCCCTGACGCACGACTGAAAGGTAAGAGATGAAGAACGAAGCCGATGTTAAAAAGATTGTCAAAGATGTTCTCAAAGATGCAGACTTATGTTGGTGGTTTATGCCACCTGCTAATGGCTATGGTCGGTCTGGTATTCCTGACTTTGTGGGCTGCGTTAATGGTTCTATGTTTGCTATTGAGACCAAGTTTGGTAAGGGCACTACTACAGCCAACCAAGAGAGGGAAATATCAACGTTGACTAGAAGCGGTGCAAAGGTGTGGATCGTACGTGAGACATCTGTTGACGTATGGATTTTTGAATTCAAAGCGTGGGTTGCTCTGACATGCTTGTAATACCTGACAAACGCAAGATCATCATTAACAGCAATGAGAATGCCACTGTGCAGTCTCTGATGCCGCATGCCAAACAGTTCATGCATGATGGTGAATC